CGAATCCGGGACAAGGCTCAGGAGCCGACCGGATGGATCGTCAAAAATGGCTAGCAAGGCGCGATAGCGGATCGCTGGGGCAGACGTACCGCGCCCGCGAACAATTCCTGCATATCAGCAAACGATTCATTGCGAATCCCGCAGCGAAAATAGTAAGGGCCGCCGGGGAGTTTTTCACCGGCCCTTTGTGGCTTCCGCTACCGGGCGTAACGCACGATATCGGCCGCAATAAAGCCAAGCGGGAAGCCCGCGCAGGCAAGCCTCGCAAACAATGGAGGCGCGCGTGATGGACAACGTGCAGCATCCCGCCCACTACTCGGGCGAGGGGATCGAGTGCATCGACGTGATCGAGGCGACGCTGGGGCCGTATGGCTTCCGCATGTTTTGCCTCGGCAACGTCCTGAAGTATTCGTGGCGGCATCGGCAGAAAAACGGCGCAGAGGACTTGGCGAAGGCCGACGTTTACCGCGCGTGGATGCTGGCGGGCACGGCGAAGGGCAGGGCAGGCGGCCCGGACATTGCCAAGCTGCTCGCCGAAGGCATCGCGCTTGAAGACGGCTTCCCGGTAACGGGCGCGCCATCGCATGACCTGTCGCCAGCGGTGCAGGAACTGATCGAACGTAGCGACGAGGAAGCGCCCACGGCACACCTGAAGGCAGGGGAGGCGATGCAATGATCCGCGACTATTTCAGCCTGAGTTGGTGGGGACCTAGCGCGGATTTCGATGTAATCGCATTGAACGTCGATTCCATACGCAATCCGGAATTTGGCTATGTCGCAGTCACGGCTTGCCTGCTGGGATTCGGCGCATGCGTCTGCTTCCACCCGCACGGGCGAAATACCGGGAAGGGATGGGGCTGGATGATCGACGAGGCCATCAAGGTCTATGACGACCGCCCCGCCTACCTTCATGACTTCGGCCCGAACGTGCCGGTGGAGAGCTTGGGCCGGGAGCATGGGGCATGAGGCTCGGCAAGCGGATCGTCGTCATTCCGGATACGCAGGTTCGGCCAGGCGTTCCGATCCAGCATTTCGACTGGATCGGCCAAGCCATCGCCGACTATCGGCCGGATTACGTCGTGCATATCGGGGATCACTGGGACATGCCGTCGCTTTCGCAGCATGGCGGCCCGCTGGACAAGGAAGGGCAACGATACGTCGCTGACGTACAGGCGGGAAACCGCGCATTACAGCGGATAGAGGACGCAATGGGCGGTTTTCAGCCAAAGCGCAAGATCATCCTCCGTGGCAATCACGAACAACGGATCGAGCGCGCGGTGCGGGCCGATCCGAAGCTGGAAGGCGCATTGGACTATGCACACTTCAATGACCGGGCGCTTGGCTGGGAGCCGGTGGACTATGAAGGCGACGCGCCGGGGATCATCGAACTTGAGGGAATCAAGTTCGCGCACTACTTCGCCAACAACCTGACGGGGCGGCCCATTGGCGGCACGGCGAGCTACAAGCTGACGCAGATCGGCAGCCCGTTCGTCATGGGCCATGTGCAGGACTTGGACATTGGCACGAAGCAATACGCAACGGGGCGCGTCCTGCGGGGCGTGGTGGCCGGCTCCTGCTACCTGCACGACGAAGGGTACAAGTCGCACGCGAACGCGCACTGGCGCGGAATCGTGGTGTTGAACGAGGTCTATCCCGATGGCCGATTCAGCGTCATGGACGTGACGCTGGCGAAGCTGTGCCAGAAGTACGAAGGCGAGTCGTTGCGCCGGAACCTGATGCGGAACGCGCGCAATGCCACGGAACGCTTCAGTCTGGCGAGGGCGGCGTGACTGCACTGACCGCCGAAATCCTGAAGGCGCTAACCGGCCTATACGTCAACGACGAGCGCCCGACCATCGACGAGCGGGTATCGCTGTGGTGGCATGGCGCGCAGGATGACGACGTGCCCGGGTGGCTGTCCCTGTGCCGGATGATCGCGCCGGAGAAGGCGTCCGCCGGCCTGTACCTGTTCCGGTGCGCCGGCCCGAACGGGATGCGCCGAGGACACGATCTGGATGCGATGCTGGACTGGTGCCACGGGATTGCCGCTGAGGCCGCTTGTACGGGCCGCAGGGCGCGACGCGAGCGCATCGCCAACTACGCAAGCACATGGGGCCGGCAGGCCGGCAGGGACGGCGCTGCGCTTGCCATGTGGGGCGCGGAGATTCGGGACGTGCTTCCGGGCATCCATGCACGGGCCGCGCAGTATGGGTGCCGGTCGGCGGACTACCTGACCGTCCGGACGTATGCCGAGGTCGAGGCGTCGGAATTGCTGTTCGATTTTTCGACCGACGTTCGGCAGGTGGCGAACGGGAATCCGGATAGTGCCCTGCGTTCGCGGTTTGAGGCGATCACTGGCCGAGCTTATCCGTACCAGTAAAACGGGCACTTTGTGATTCACTAGACACTTAGCCCGCCCGTTGCTTTGATCGCGCCGATAGCGGACGCGCATTGACGACCGCAACGTGAGGCCGCGAAAGCGCGCGGGCATTTATTCGCCGCTCTAGCTCAATGGCCAGAGCGTCTCCCTCGTAAGGAGAGGGTTTCAGGTTCAAGTCCTGAGGGCGGCACCAATTTGCAGCAAGCGTCGCATCCTGCTGGCGGGTAGCTCCTGCTGGCGAGGTCGGGCGCGGTGTTCCTCCATGTGCGAGGCCCGCTAAAACCTTGGCAACCCGGACGTGGCCTAGTGCGCACTAGGCCGGCTGCAATTCATGTTCCGAACGTTCGTTAACCGCGAACAATCAACGGCGATTCGTAACGCCAAATCTATCCACGAATCCATGCAAGCCACCCCCAGAAACGGCGGAATGACGGGATTCCGTGCCGATTTATCAATTCAGGGCCGACCATGACCGAACCAGCCGACTATTCGGACGAACGCCCGTTTCAGTTGACGGACGGCGATTGCCTTGTGTTCGACGCCAGCTATCTGGACACCGATTACGAGGCGGAAGGCGTGCTTGCCGTGAGCTGGACTGCGGAAGGCGGCCTGTGGTCGCTGATTGGCCGTCACGCTGGCGATAAGTACGTCCAGACGTGGGAGCGCGCGGGTGCGCCGCAAAAGGCCGGATTGCGGCCCGTAAATTGACAGGGGATTGCTTTGGAAACAACGGGCGCGGATCACGCCATTGCGGCGATTGCCAATAAGGCGAGCGTTGCGGGCGGTGGCATCGCCCTTTGGGGCGGGATGACGGCATCGGATTTCGCGGCCATTGGCGGCCTACTGATCGCGGCCATTGGCCTATGCGTCCAGTGGTACTACAAGCGCAAGGGCGACCGGCGCGACGAAGCCTTGCATCAAGCCGAGATGGACAAGCTGCGTGGCTGACAAGCGCGTCATCGCCGCTGGCGTTGCTGCGGTGCTGGCGATTGCCGCCCCGTTGGTGGCGAAATGGGAAGGGCTGCGCTATGCGGCCTATCCCGACCCTGCGACGGGTGGGGCGCCGTGGACGGCCTGCTATGGCAGCACGCGCGGAATCAAGCCCGGCGACGTGTTCACGAAGGCGCAATGCGACGAACTGCTGCGGCAGGACATGCTGGACGCAGACGCCACGGTAAGGCGCTGCATCCCGGTTCCAATGCTGCGGCATGTGGAAGCTGCGTTGGTGTCGGCGGTGTTCAACATTGGCCCCGGCGTGGTCTGCGGATCGACGCTGCAACGCAAGGCGATGGCGAACGACTGGCCGGGCGCGTGTGCAGAGCTATCCCGCTGGGACAAGGCCGCTGGCCGGCAAATGCGCGGGCTGACGCTTAGGCGCGCGGATGAGAGGGCTTTGTGCGAAGGGAAGTGAGCCTCCATCACGGCGACTACCTAGAGGTCATGGCAACGCTTCCGGATGCGTCCGTGGACATGATCCTCTGCGATCTCCCCTATGGGACGACGGCCTGCAAGTGGGACACGATCATCCCGTTTGAGCCGCTGTGGGCGCAATACCGCAGGATTGCGAAGCGGAATGCAGCCATTGTGCTGACGGCGAGCCAGCCGTTCACGACGGCGCTGATTGCCAGCAATATGCGGGAGTTTCGCTACTGCTGGGTGTGGGAGAAAAGCAAGGCGAGCAACTTTCTGGCGGCGCGGCGTCAGCCATTGAAGGCGCACGAGGACGTGGCCGTATTTGGCGCAGATGCGCCGCGATACTTCCCGCAGAAGACTGCGGGTGAGCCATTCAAGGGGGCGGGTCGTTCGCTGAAGGGCAGTTCAAGCGAAGTTGTGGGGCGGATAAAAAATCACGCGTTCCGCAACGATAACTCTGGCGACCGATTCCCGCGCTCCGTCCAGTATTTCAAGACTGCCGAAACAGAAAAGGTCGGCGCGTTACACCCCACACAAAAGCCCGTCGCCCTGATGGAGTACCTGATCCGCACCTATACGCACGAAGGTGAAACGGTGCTGGACAACTGCATGGGGTCGGGCACAACCGGCGTGGCCTGCATCAACACGGGGCGGCGCTTCGTGGGGATCGAGCGGGATGACAAGTATTTCGCCATCGCATCCGAGCGGATCGCGGCGGCACAACCGAGGCTAGTGGCATGACACTCGGAACCCGCCGCCTGATTGCTGGCCTTGCCCTGCTGTCCGCTGGGCTGGTAGTGGCTGGCTTCATCTCCGGCGCTGACTTCGTGCGCTTCATGCTGGCGCTGGTGCAATGATCCTCTCCGAACTTCGCGCATCGGCATGGAAGTACGCAACTCTGCTATTCGCCGCGCTGGCGGTCGTGGCAGTAATTGGTTGCGCTCTGTTTCGCGGGCGGGCTGATATTGACCGGCTTCGTGCCGATGCCGCCGAGCAGAGAGCGGCGCAAAGCGAGGCTAGGGCTGCTGCGCTAACGCTTGCTCGCAACCAAGAGCATGCGAAGGCCGAACAGATCGCCGCCATCGCTGACCAATACGAACAGGACAAGGCCAATGCCCAAAAGGCTGCTGACCGCACTATCGCTGACCTTCGCGCTGGCAATCTCAGGCTGCAAAACCGTTGGCGTGGCTGTGTGTCCAGTACTCCCGCCAGCCCCGGCGAGCCTGATGCAGCCGCCGCAGACCGAGAGCAGGGTGCGGCAGATATTGTTCGAGCCGCAGCAGAGGCCGACGCAACCATCCGCGCCCTCCAAGCCATCGTGAAGGCGGATCGGAAGTGAGCTGGAACGGCCAGCACCCGCACTTCAATCGCCTGACCGCTGGCATCGTGCTGGCGCTGTATGGCGCGTGGCTGCCGACGCGATGAAGACCGGAGACAAATCCTGCATTGGGCCTTACATGGCTCCGGCCGATTTGGCCGCGCTTCTACGCCAAATGGCAGATCAGGTGGAAATACTTCCCCCGGATTGGGGTGCGACGATTAAAGCATGTCACATGGTGCATAGGCCGCATCCGTTGTGGGCTGACATGGCCGATCTTTCGGTCACCTTCAACTTTCACGGACTATGCCCGGACGTTGCCAACCTCGTTTTCAGCACTGGTGCGTTTGAATGAATGGCAAGGGCAGCAAGCGCCGTCCTACGGACGAAGCCGCCTTTTCGGCAGGGTTTGAACGAATCTTCGGGAAACGACATGGGATGCTCGGCGTGCGAGAAGCGCAGGCGGATGCTGAAGGCGCTGAAGGACAAGAAGAAGCTCAAGGGCCAGCAGGTACAGGCAGCCGCGATAGGCGCCGTCCTGGCGGTCACTGAGGCGGCAGGAAAGTTAATCCACGGCGAGGTGGAAGATGAGCGAGACGGACAAGGTAGTGGCAGCGGTGAATCGGCTGGCCCAAGCGATTGAGCGGCTGGCCGATGCGTACGTGGATGTAAACCTGCCGGAAGATGAGGTCGATGATTTGCCGGGCATGAGCCTGTCGGATGCTGGGCGATGAATAAAATCAAGTCCAAGCAAGACCTAATTGATTACCTTGCCGCGTTGCCAGATGACTGGGTGCCAACCCAATGCGTGCAATGGGCATGTCCTGAGGTCATAGAGTGGGGCACTGGCTATAAGGATCAAGAGATTAAGCAGTATGTAGATATTCGACTGGATGGCCCAACGCTCATCCAGCGAATCAGCATGAGCGCGGATGCCTAGCAACTGGGGCACTAGCCGCCAGTGGCACCGCAAGCCTAAAGGCTGGGACAAGACAAGGCAGCGCATCGCACTACGCGACTGCTACACCTGCCAGTCATGCGGACAGATCACGGACAAGGGACATTGCAGCCATATCGTTCCGCAGGCGAAGGGTGGATCGGATAACGACGACAACCTGCGGTGGTTGTGCGAGCCATGCAACATGCGTGAGGCAAAGGACGAAGCCCTGAGAGCGAAGGGCATCGAGCCGAAGCTGAGTCGTGCAGAGCGCAGGAAGCGCGATGGCGACCACTGGAACCGATAGGGGGGGGTGTCGCCAACTTGGCAGGCATCTGCCGCCAGCGCCGCGCCCGAACCTTTCCTTTGCTAATTCCTGACAATTTCTAACCGGACGGTACAGAAATGGGTGACGTAATCCCCGTTGCCGGCCCGAGTGTGCACCTTGCGCCCGCGCCCGGATTGACGGATGACCAGGCGCAGG